TGTCACCAGAAGAGAGGCATACTCACTTTACAATTTCAGGTCTACCAGAGTGCCCATGAGATTTTTGAACTACCTTGGACTACAGCCAGACAGTTCAGATGATACTTACCCTATGGCCAGTAGTGACAACCTTAATTTTGATGGAGATGAAATTGCAGGTGTAGGCCACACCCGGTTTGAAAATGTTAATGGCCTTGTGGAAACAAAAGGCAAAAAATGGTTTGAGTTTTTAAACAACACCCAGGATGTAAAATTTACCATCCAGTTTGATGAAGTTACTTTTAACCAAATAGACTTTGCCAGAAGGATAAAAATTGGCAACAACCTATATTTGCTAAAATCAGTTAATTTTGCAATTCCACTTGATAGCAAGTTGGCCACCATTGTTGTTTGCCCCATTAGAATTTTGAACTAAAATGTCATATTATTCAGGAAATAAATTCAAAGAAAGGCTAAAAACCGACCTTGCCATTTGTGGAATTGGCTTGGTTATCTTTTTAATCATTTATTTTATTTCCCGTTTTTAATCTGAAAAAAATATTTTTCTGTCCTAGAGCCACTTCAAAAGAGTGGCTTTTTTTGTTGCATGAAGTTCAGGACCATTTTAAACTACATAAAAGAACTTGCAGCGGTTAAGCCAAAACACCTTGGTCAAATCATTGATGCTGTAGTGTTCAAAGATGAGCTTGATGATTATGCTGGAGTGCAAGGTCCACCAGGACCAACCGGACCATCTGGCACTATTGGCGCAACTGGCCCAGCCGGACCACAAGGCCCAGCCGGACCAACCGGACCACAAGGCCCAACCGGACCCTCTGGTGGCCCAGCCGGACCAACCGGACCACAAGGCCCGGCAGGTGACACCGGACCGCAAGGCCCAACAGGAAATACTGGACCACAAGGCCCAACTGGAAACACCGGACCGCAAGGCCCGGCAGGTGACACCGGACCGCAAGGCCCAACAGGAAATACTGGACCACAAGGCCCAACTGGAAACACCGGACCACAAGGCCCAACAGGAAACACCGGACCACAAGGCCCAACAGGAAACACCGGACCACAAGGCCCAACTGGTGAAACCGGACCACAAGGCCCAACTGGCGATACCGGACCCCAAGGCCCGGCAGGTGACACAGGACCACAAGGCCCAACTGGCGATAGCGGACCGCAAGGCCCAACCGGAGATACCGGACCGCAAGGCCCGGCAGGTGACACAGGACCGCAAGGCCCAACTGGTGACACAGGACCACAAGGCCCAACTGGCGATACCGGACCGCAAGGCCCAACTGGCGATACCGGACCACAAGGCCCGGCAGGTGACACAGGACCACAAGGCCCAACTGGTGACACAGGACCGCAAGGCCCAACCGGAGACACCGGACCGCAAGGCCCGGCAGGTGACACAGGACCGCAAGGACCAACTGGTGACACCGGACCGCAAGGCCCAACCGGAGACACCGGACCGCAAGGCCCGGCACCTTGGATATTGATTGGACCATACAACAATGGCGTTTCCTATAACTTAGGCAATGCCGTAACTTTTAATGGTGGATTTTACTACAGAACTGGCAACCCATTAAATCCTGGTTATCCACCATCACCAGGCTCCATCAATGAATCTTGGACACCAGTTGCTGACAAAGGAGATACCGGAGACACAGGACCGCAAGGCCCAACTGGTGACACAGGATCGCAAGGCCCGGCAGGTGACACCGGACCGCAAGGCCCAACTGGTGATACCGGACCACAAGGCCCAACTGGTGATACCGGACCACAAGGCCCAACTGGTGACACCGGACCACAAGGCCCAACCGGAGATACCGGACCGCAAGGCCCAACTGGTGACACCGGACCGCAAGGCCCAATTGGTGATACAGGCCCTGAAGGACCGCAAGGCCCAACAGGAGCAAATGGTGCAGTTGGAATCAATGGAGAAAACACAACCAATTTTTTGTTTAACTTTTTAAACTTCAATTAAAAAATGACTGAAAATCAACAAAAACTTTTGACCCTACTGCAAAAGCTGGACATCAGCCTTGCCGCAGAGTTTGAAAAACTGGTATTGGCCAATGAGCTTGGCATAATATCCAATGCTATACTTACCACAAAAACCGAAGAGTTAAGCAGCCAGGCAGGTGCAATTTTGAACCCGATAGTAGTAGAGGCAGATCCTATTTCTCCAATCACAGAAGCAAGAATTTTGCAATTGATTGATGACCGGGTAGAGCTCTCAGGTGGATATCCAAATATGATAGTTTCTATTGATGGCTCAGAGAAAGCAAAATTTGATTTTACTCAGGTTAGTGAAGAATCTTTTATCAACTTTTTAAACAACCACGGAATATGAATTTCCCTCAGTTTGGGCGAGTGCCATACATAGAATCAGCAGAAGGAGGTGTGGCCAATGTGGCCAAAGATGGATCAGGAACATTGTATAAATTGGCAGAAATGCCATGGAAAGCAGTTCCTGTCACCATCAATACAACCAACGACACTGTTTCAATTGCTAACTGGAGTTTTGTTTCAGTAGCCAACCAGATAGTGATTTTGCCTGGAGATAAAATTGTATTTTTAAGCGGCACACCTGCCACAGGAACTGCATTAAACACTGAGTATACCATTACAGATTTTTCAGTTGCAACCGACACAGCCACTTTTAAATTGCTAAACAGTAGCAATGTGCTGATAGATTTATCTGGCTCACCGGCCAATCTAATAGCTGGCTTCAATTCCGGAGGCAGAATTGATGTCATTGAAGTGAGGTCTGCACAGTTAGCCAGGGCGGCAAGTTCAGCACAGACAATTTGTATTTTTCGCAAAAAAGCAACCAGCTCAGCGTTGATGCTTATCAGTGAATTTGCACTTGCAACAGCCACGGCAAGTGTGACTGTTATCGGAGCTAACACAACGCTAACACCTACAGGTGGATATATTTTAAACTCAGGCGATCAGCTATGGTTTACCCAGTCTGCCTATGCAGGTGCTCAAGATAGAGTAATGGTAACTGCAAGAGGTAGTTTGTTTTAAAAATATGTTTCCAATATCGAGCCCAAATTTTTTGCCAAGCTATCCATCCGGTGCCAATCGTGGAGCTTTACAATTGCGCTTAAACACTTCCTTTTCCACCGGGCAATTTGTAAAGGAAAATCTTGCCCTTGATTTTATTGGCAACAACATATTGAGCTATGGAAGAGGTGGAGCTTGGCGCTCCATGGGAATATTGACTTCAATAGCAACTCCCAATTCAACTTTGGTGCATAGCAATAACATGGGAGGCGCACCCATTTTTAACGGCATAAATTCAAACTTTACTGGCACCACGTTTGAGCCTTCTCGATATACCATGTGCTGCTGGTTTAAAGCAACCGGGGTGCCCAATAACAATGATAACACAGGTGGTGCCCTTTTATGCGGAAACGGCCAAATAGGTTTATCTGGGTATTTACTTTGCTACTCCTGGCTGAATTCAGCCATATACTATGGGCAAGATGGTTTCACGGCATCCGTAATATCTGCCAACGGCACTGCTCCCAGGAATACCATCATCCATGTGGCAGTAAGGTTTAACGGAGCAACCAGAGATATCTACATCAATGGTTTTTTGTCCGCATCTTCTGCCTACACCACTGCTCCAGCATATCCAGCAACTGGTGATAAACTTTTTAAAATAGGCAGCTGGGGTACTGCAGCGGTCCGGCAATTTAATGGTGAAATTTATCGAATGAGCATGTATGACAGGGCATTGACACCCAGTGAAATTTTGCAAAACTTTACAGCTCAAAGGGGATTTTATGGGGTTTAGTATTATAAACTTTTTACAATGCAGAAAGAGGTAAGTGAACAATACAAGCAAGACCTGGAAGACCTCACAGCGGCATGGCTTGAAACTGCCATCCGGGAGCTTATCCAGTCTGCAAAAGATAAAAAGGTAAATGTGACACAGGAAACCATTAACTCTATCATTGGAAGCTTTGCAGGCATCAGCGATCAGGGCACAGGTGAAGTGCTTATTGGCTTTAAAAACTCAGGCAGATTTATAGATTTCCGAAAATCACCAGACTGGCAAAAGTTTCCACCCATTCAATCACTTGCTGATTGGGTTATGAGAATCGGGATCTCAAAATTTAAATACATACCAGGCTATGAAAATGCAAAAAGACCAATCTCTGTTCAAATGGCTGCCAGGCGAATTGCCTGGGGAGTGGCCATTCATAGGTATCACCTTGGAGCAAAGCGAAGAAGGCCATGGTTTGCCAAGCTTTTTTACAAAAGACTTTTGGGTAAATTCATTGGAGCCATGGTAGATGCCACTGGCACCAGTTCAATACGAGTAATCACAGAAAACTTCTCAGACAAAACCAATTCTTAAAATGGCAGGACAATCAACAGAAACACAAGTAAACCTCAAGATAAACGGAGAATCCGCAGCAAACACGCTCAAGACAATGGGTGGAGAGGTGAGAGGTTTGCGAAAAGAACTTGCCGCAATACCAGTAGACACACAGGCTTTTATTGACAAAGCAAAGGAGCTGGATGTGGCAGAAAACAGGCTTTTGGCTGCAAAGAATGCAGCCAAAGAAGTGAGAACTCAAATGAATGCCCTGGGAGATGATACCAAGAAAGCCAGAGCAGACCTGCTATCACTTTCACCTGTGGGAAGAATGTTGCAAAATCTGCAAGAAGGCTTTACCACAGTGAGAACTGCAGTGGGAGCCAACATTGCAGGCATGAATCTTTTGAAGCTTGCCATTGCAGCCACAGGCATTGGCGCTTTGGTTATTGCCCTGGTTTCATTGGTACAATACTTTAAAAACACTGATGATGGTGCCAAAAAGCTTGAAGGCGCAATGAAAGCACTTGGTTTCATTACCAACACCCTCATGAATGGATTTCAAAACCTTGGAAAATTTATGGTGGAGGCTTTTGACAATCCCAAAAAGGCACTTAATGAATTGGGGGATTTCTTGCTTAATAATTTGATAAACAGATTTAAGGCTTTTGCAGTCATACTGGATGGAATTATCAGTCTGGATTTTAAAAAAGTAACTGATGGAACCATCCAACTGGCATCCGGAGTGACAAATGCCACTGATAAAATTGCGGCTTTGGGTGATGAATTAAAGGCGGCAGCAGAGGCAGGTTTTGACCTGGCCAACATGATAGACGCATATGATGAAGCCCAGTCGAATGCTTTGGTGACAAATGCAAAGTTTGAAGAGCAGATCTCCAGGTTGCTACTTCAATCCAAAGACCGCACCAAATCAGAAGAAGACAGGCTGGTTTTATTGGACAGGGCATCATCATTGGAAACACAAAGGCTGCAGGATCAGATTTCACTTTCAAATCAAAATCTGGAAATCAAAAAACTGGAATTTGAGCAGGCACAAAAAACAGGCAACCAGACAGATGAGCAATACAAAGCTTTTAAAGAGGCAGAGGCAGAAATTATAGGGTTGAGAACTTCAAGCATAGAGCTCCAGGAAAAAATATCTAATAGGCGCAATGCCTTGCTGGAAGCTTCTGAGAACAAAAGGAAAACAATGGAGGAGGCTGAAAAGAAAGCCCAGGAAGACAAAGAAAAAGCAGAGCTTGACTACATAAGGAGACTTACAGACTTACGAATTACCAACATAGTGGATGAAGAAGACAGAAAGCGAGCTCAAATAGAAGTGTCTTTTCAAAGAGGTTTGGAGGATGCCGCACTCAAAGGCCAGCTCACTACAGATGTTGAACTTGAGCTCAAGCGGCAAAGGCAGTTAGCCCTGGATGAACTTGACAAAAGTGTGGAAGAACAACAGATTCAGAGGATATTAACGGCAGAAGAATTAAGGCTTCAGGAACAGCAACTGGCAATTGAAAATCTGGTATTAACTGAGCAAGAAAAAGAAAATCGACTTTATGAGGTAAACAGGATCGGGCTGGAAAACAGGCTTACACTTATGCGAACACAATATGGTGAGCAAAGCAATGAAGTAAAAAAAGCACTTCTTGAGCTGAGTAAGTTAGACACAGACCACCACAAGAAGACAACCGACAATTCAAAGAAATCAGCGGACTTTGATGCCAAGATCCAGCAACAAAGGTTTGATTTAACAGCCAGCGCTTTGGGAGGTATAGCTGAGTTATTACAATCTGATGTAAAAAACAGGCAAAAAAATGCCGAAATGATAAAGCTCTTTGCAGCCGGTGAAGCCATTGCCTTGGGTGTAAAAGAGGTGGCAGGTATTTGGTCAAATGCAAACATGAATGCACTTAATGCTGTGATACCAGGCTGGGGTCCGGCATTTGCCGCAGTGCAAACAGCGCTGGCAGTGGTCAGAACTGGTGCCGCAGTCAATAACATAAACTCTACAAAATTTGCCAAAGGTGGTTTGAGCAGAGTAAATGGTGGCATTCTTCCTGGCAGAAGTCACGAGCAGGGAGGTGTAGGTCTGATTGACAATGCAACAGGGCGCAGCCTTGGCGAGGCTGAGGGTGGTGAGTTCTTTATGGTACTTTCAAAAAGCTTCACAGAAAGAAACAGGCCTGTTTTGGATATGTTTTTGGATGCCAGCCTTTCAGGTAGCAATAAAAGATTTTACAGAGAGGGTGGCTTTGGCAGCATAGATGATACCAATATGGTTTCAAATGCACCCGGAGGCGCTGCAGGTTCTAACCAGGAATTGATGTCAGTTACTAAGCAGCAAATAGAGCTACTTGCATCCATCAACAACAGACTAGGAAACGGCCAGAGAATTCAGGCCACTGTATCCTATGAGCAGTCTCAGTCTGTGGCAGATGAAGCGGCTCAGATAGAGGCTGAAGCTTTGGCCTAGTATTCTGGCCAGTTTCCAAGAAACTGATCCGTTGGATTGATGAGGCCCATATTGGTGAGGTATTGAGCTGTCTGACTTGGTGAAGAGTGGCCGCAAAGCATCTGGATGATATTAATGGGCACACCTGCCTTGTAGCACATGATCGCACCTGTGTGTTTCAATGCATAAAGGGTGTGCCCTTCTCCATTCAATTTGCAAATCTTCAGGTATTTACTTAGGAAATCATAAAAATGGGTGGTTGTGAAAGCTTTTTCCGATGGCTTACCCTCTTTTCCAAAAACATAAAAATCAGCTGGGTAATTTCGCAGGCCATGCTTTTGAATCAGCCTTTCCAATGGTGGTATGATTGGCACCGACCTGCCACCAGTTTTGCCTCTTTCCTTTGGAATGAAAATAGATTTCTCCCTCAGCTCACCAACCTTTAAAAAATGGAGCTCCTTTCTTGGTCTGGCAAGGGTAAAAAGACAAAAATCAATAAACAGACACCATTGATGGTTATTGTCTTTTTCGGCTTCAAGTTTTAGCCTGGCAATTGACTCAAGATTGAAAGGAATATTTTTTTCTCCTTTCGGCACTTTTTTTCTTGCCACTTTCTCTGCCACATTTTTTTCAAGAATATCCAAACTGACCAAATATTCAAGACTTGAATAAATGATCCCCAGATATTCATTGAATGTCTTTGGTCCAAAACCATTTTTATTTTCCATCCATTCCATAATTTCCACCACATGGATGGTTTTAAGTTTTTGGACTTCAATTTTTGGCTTTTTCTCAAAAAACATTGACACCTGGGAGATCACCCACTTGTGTGTAGATTGCCAATTCCGGGAAAGGTCTTTTGATTTTTTGTCAAAAGAATATTGAATGGCTTCGGGAAGGGTAAAAGTCTGGTTTTCCTTCTTTTTTTTGCCATCAGGCTCTACAATCTGCAAACCTTTCTCCAGGTATTCTGTGATTTGCTTGATATAGCTTTCTGCCAGCTTGTATCTCTTTGCCTTGTCTTTGGTGTGGTTCAGATTAAGGGCAAACCTTTGCCTCACCAGCTCACCATTTTCTTTATTGGTGGCATAATAGATGATATACCACCTTTTGGAGACATCACCACCATGATCTACCAGCCTTGGTTTTTTGAATTTTGGCTTACTTTCTTCTGGCATTGCGGAATTGAGTAACCTTAAACTTACTGCCCCAAATACTGCCACAAAAAGTGAAGCAAGTAGGTAACTATCTGATATAACGGTGTTTAAACTGTGGACCATACTGGGCTCGAACTTTTAAAAATTGGTTTTTGTCTAATTTTATTTTTTAATGTATTAAGAATCAACACTCTTTTTTTTAGTGATTTGGCAGTATTTGCCAATTACTGCCACAAATACTGCCACAAAAATTAGTTTGGGATTAGCTTTTCCGGTGACATAATCTTTCGAAGTTCTTCTCTTAGACATTGAGCCACATCAGCCATTTCAATTAGTTCTTTTCTTAGTTTTTCAATTGTCTTTTGCTTGGTTTCATTCTCTTCCCTAAGCTGTTCATTTTCAATTCGCAATAAAATTTCTTTAGCATTATTTCTTTTGTTCATATCTTCTTCTTCTTTGTTATCTCTTTGGGTTGCCACAAATTGATCCTTGTTTGTTGGAAGACTGAAATCCTTGTTATTATTCTTATTTACAAACCTAAACCACTCAGAATTTGGAATTTGAGTGGTAAAAATTCCAATATCGACTCCAAACTCTTGACAAATCTTAATTCTAAATGAGTCCCTGATATTGTGGGTACCATTCTCAAGTAGAGAATAGCTTGATTCTGCAACCCCTAGAAATTCTGCCATTTGCTTTTGCTTCCATCCTTTTAAGTTCCTTATGAACATGATGGGGGTTAATTCTTTATCTATCGTTTTTTTCTGCACTTTCATATAAGAAATGAATTTAATTAGTGTTGCACGAATTCTTTTACAAAATCTTAACAAAGATTAAAAAATTCTAATAAAAAAACAAAGAAAATGGCTATTTCAAAAAATGACCGAAAAAAGTATCTGGATGATTGGAATGAGGTGCTGGACCACGTTTCCTATGGATATGTGGATAAGACAATTTTAATCCTGGCAGAGCAAGGCCTGCAGGTTTCAAAAAGCAAAATATACAATGTGGTTTCCGGGTCAATCAAAGACCGGAGCATTTTAGATGCCATCCGCAAAGTGGTGCTCCCAATGTATGGAAATGAGCCTGAGGCTGAAATGGTAGAACTCAATAACAAAAAACTAAACCTCTACGCATAATGAGACAGGCATTTCAAAGATTTACCGATTTGCCAGAATTTGGCAGAAGCAACCAGGTGCAGACCATAATAGATGGCGCAGAAGGTGAAGGTCTTTTTATGATTTCTGAGGGCGGCAATTTGGTGAAGCTCCATCTGCACTCCCTGGCTAACGAAAAGCACAGGTCCAATGCCATATACAAGCTTAATTCCATTGCGGAAACTGCAGTTAAGGCGATCACATTTATCCAGGCGATGCCTTGCGCCACTTCAGACCAATATCCAGCCATCAATGAGGCCATTTCTAAAATAGAAAACTTTATCAAAGAGCTGGGCCATGCTTCAGAATGATACGCTCATCAGCATCACAGTGGTTCTATCGGCCTTAGCAATATCCTTTTGCTTTCATGTGGCCTTCTACCACATCCAATGGACCAATATTTTAAAATTTTTCACATCTAAAAAAACAAAAAAATGATCAGATTCTGGAAATGGCTTTCAGACTTTTCTACCAGAAAGTTTTTATCAATAAAAGCCAGAAAAAATACTAAAAACACGTTTAAAATGAAGGCTGTGGTAATTGACTACAACCAATGGACAGAGCTTGTATCAGCTTTAGGCAGTCTGGAAACAAAGATTTTCATAGACTATGTAAACTCCAACACTCCGGATGAGAAAACCTTCTTTAAAAATAGGCTTACACAGGTGAGATCTACAATTGAGCAACTTGAAACTGCCTGGTGATATGCAAGTAGAAATCAACTCCGAATTTTTGGAAGAACTAACTGACCAAATACTTGTGCTTGATTTTATGCGCTGGAAGTATATCCGCACAATGCCAGCAGCCAGAGCAGAAAAAGACCTCTGGGAGATAAAAAAAAGAGAAAGGCTTCTGAGAAATGATGCCAATCTTCTCAAATCAGAATTAAAAAAATATTTAGAAACTCTAAAGAATGAGTGAAGTTAAAAACACGTTAATCAGCTTTTTTAAAGGTGGAATTCACAATGTAGCCAGCCCGGAGTTTATCACTTTGGAGGCGGCTCTGGATTACATCAAAACAGGAAAGGAGTTTGAGCCACTCATCAGAGAGCTCAGGTCTGAAAAGGAAAAGGAAAAAAGACAAGAATTAAAGAAAAAGCTCAGCTATTTCATTTTTTCAGGAACTTTTAAAAAGCGAAATTCAAAAGAACTGGTAGATCACTCAGGGCTTTTGGTTATCGACTTTGACAATGTAGCCGATGTGCTTAACACCAGGCTACAACTACAGGCAGATCCTTTCACTTTGGCACTTTTCAAAAGTCCAGGTGGAGATGGTCTCAAGCTTTTGGTCCGCATTTATCCAGACAAGCACCTGGAAAGCTTTAAAGCTTTGGAGGTTTACTTTAAAGACAACTACCAAATGGAGGTAGATAAGTCTGGAAAGGATGTTTGCCGAGCTTGCTATACCTCAGCCGACACAAGTCTGTTTTTTAATCCGGATGCCCAGCTTTTTACCACCACTTATGTGGCTGTAGATGAAGAAACAGGCGAGGTAAAAGAGGTGGAAAGGGTATCAGCCAAAAACGAGAGGAGGCAAATGACAGATTTGCAATACTCTGAGCTGATGGCCAACCGGGTAATAGATGCAGCCATAGACCTTACAGACCCTTATGATAACTGGATGCTTCTGGCTTTCTCCATGGCCAGCCTTGGAGAACCAGGTAGAGAACTGTTTCAAAGGCTTTCTTCCATGCATGTGGACTATGACCACAAAAAGGTGGATGAAAAGTTTGACAATGCCATCAAAACAACCCGGTTTACTACTCCAAAGTGGTTTTGGAAGGAATGCAAGCAAAGAGGCTTAGATACAAGCTATCCAAAGGATGAAAATGGGCTTGTAGTCACTCCCAGGTCAAAGGCAAAAGAGAAGGCAAAGCGAGCCGAGCTTGAGCATGATGATGATGCAAACCTCATATTCACCTGGCCAAAGGGATGTGAGTTTGCCAATGGAGAAGAAAGGATGTTGGCAGAAAATTCAGTAAAGTTTTACCAGCATTTCAGCCACAAAAACATTACCTACATGGCTACCTTCAAAGCTGGTGATGTGGATGGCCTTAATGCCACCACTGTGTTTTTCAAAAGGGTTTCAAACTTTGCTGTGCATAGCTACTATGTGGTAATGGATGAGGAGGGCAAAGCCAGCCGGATAGTGCAGCTCATTAATGCCAGGAAAGAAAGCATCCTGGCTATCATTCCGACTGAGGCTTTCACTTCTGTTCAAGAGTTTTCAAAGTATGTGGAGAGAGGAAACTACTACCACAGCATGAGCAAACCGGAATTCACAAAGCTAAAAGCCAAAATCTATGATGATTGCAAGCACTGCAAGGTTATTTCTACACTTGGCCTGCAGCCTGAGGGCTTCTTTGCTTTTGCAAATGGCATTTGGGCAGATTCCAACTTTGTAAAAATTGATGATTGGGGAGTGGTCCAGTACAAAGAGGCTTTTTACTTCCTTCCGGCTCTTTCTGCCATGTATAAGGATCAGATAAAGATGTACCAATCAGAGCGCCAGTTTTTATTTGTTAAGCGCTCTGTGAGCTTTGGAGACTGGGCTGACCTGTTCTGCCAGGTATATGGTGAAAATGGAAAAATCGGCCTCATGTTTTATCTGGCATCCATGTTTTCAGATGTCATTTTTAAGGTAGAAAACTTTTTCCCTATCCTGTATCTGTACGGAAAGCCATCCAGCGGAAAGACAACTATGGCCATAAGCCTTATTTCAATGCTTCAACCGACAGGTGAGACCTCAATAGGCTCCAATATCAACTCAACTCCTATGCCTGCACTATTCAGGCAGCTTGGTCAGGTCAGAAATGGCATAGTGCTCATAGAAGAGTACAACAACGACCTGGAGAAGCGGACCATTGAGTACATCAAACAGACCTGGAACCGGATTGCCTACACCAAATCAGACACAGCGGCTTCAAACACATCCACCAAAACTGTGGGCTTGCAGGTAGAATCTGCCACAGTAATGACCGGGCAGCACTTGCCCAATGTGGATGTGGCTCTTTTCACCCGGTGCATCTTGCTTTCATACTTCAAAAAAGAAAGCTACACAGATGATGAGCGAGATTTGATGGTAAGGCTTAAAGACATGCAAAGCGGATCGCTCACCCAGATTTCCTGTGAGATAATGAATCACCGGAAACTGGTAAAAGAAAACTTCCAAATCCAATACACGAAGGAGAAAAAAGAGTTTTCAAAGCACTTCAAAGGAGCCGACCTGGACAGGGTAGCTGGCCACTGTGCCCAGCTGATGGCTATCTACACCTGCCTGAAAGAAAAGCTGCACCTTCCTTTCAATTATGAACAGCTAAAAAACTGTGTTTTGGAGATAAGCCAGAAACAGATAGACATGATGCTGAGCTCACAGGAAAGCAGCACCTTCTGGGAGATCCTTCAGCACCTCTTTTTTCAGAACCGGATTTTTGATGAATCGGATTTTTGTGTGAGAAAGCTCCCGGCCATCACTTTGAAGGTGCATGGTGAGAAAAAGGAAAAGCAGGTGGAGTTTGGTGAAGAAATCGAAGTGCTTTTTCTGAGATTGAATAAAGTGCACGGCCTCTATCTAAGCGAAATGGGAATGCAAAGGCGCAAAGGCGCAATGGACAAAACCAGCCTTGCAAACTATCTGGAGAATTCAAAGCAGTTCATAGGCCAAAAGGCAAGCTTTAGGTTCAAAGATTCGGTCACAAGCTGCTATGTCTTTAACTATTCACTTTTGAAAGCCACAGGCATCACACTTGAAAAACTGGATGGCCAGGCCATGAGCTCTGATGATATAATCAGAGAGGATAAGTATGCAGAAGAAGGTGTGGAAGTGCCAACGGCAATACTAGCAGACAAAGATTTACCATTTTAAGCATGAAATTAGAACACGATGAAATGGAATTGCCTTTGCCAAAATCGGAGGCCATGCCACAATACTTTTTCCGCAAAACAGATACCAGCATGGAAGTGGTGAAGGTGACAGCCTACAACCTCCAGGTGGTGGCGAGTGCCAGCCGGGCAAAAGACCTGGAAGGAAATGACATCTACACCTATGCCATCACCAGGCAGCGGCTGGATGGCAGAGACTGGTTTCTTCTCAAGTCCTTTTGGAAAGGATGCCAGGCAGATGCTTTTCTTGAAGTGGTGCAAGCCATTGCCAAAAACACAGAAAAAGCCTATCACTCCTTAAAAAAATAAACATGGAATACAAAGGACTGATAGAAGGACTGGAAAAGGGAGAAGCAAAGCACCAGGAGCAAGCCAAAAAGATAAGGCAAGCCATTGATGCCTTGCAAGCGCTGTGCCCTCATGAAAAAAGCGCATGGGTAGGTAATGACCACAACCACAACTATTACCGCTGTACGAATTGTAAAATCATTTTAGAAAAATAAAAAAGACATGACACACGAAGTGAGATATTTTATCATGAAGCTATCAATGCATATGCTTCATAAATGCCTCCAGGGCGCAAGCTTTGGAAAAGGAGGCGAGGAAATCAGGAGAAGCCTGTATAATCTTAATAAAGGGCTTCTGCACCTGAATGCATTTCAGAATCCTGATGTTGTAAAAGCGCTTTTAGATAGTGAGCACACTATTAAAGAACTGGCTGAGAAGCTTGCTGAAGGCGAGTGGGAACACCTTGTCCTGGTGATTAATCTGATAAGCGAAGTAACCGCAGGCAATGTGCTTGTGGTGGAGAAGGAGCAGTATGATGGGCTAGTGGAAAAGCATGAGGAGCAACTTAACAATCTGCCGCAGTTATGATGACAATTAATGATATGCCAAAAGAGCTAAGACAATCAGTTTTTGTAATCGACACACTATGCAATAAATGGGGAATTTGGCTTTCCGATAGTGGCCGGATTGCTCTAATAAATGAACATGGTCATTTTTTAGGTATAGTAAACAACATAGGAAAAACCGGATTTACAGTAGAAATGTGGGTTTGTAATTCTTTAGCTAAGGCAAGAGTCAAATTTGAAAATCTAACTGTGATACAAAAATGAAATTCATTTCAAACTGCAACCAAATCCGCTGTGCATTTCGGGAGAATTGCCAGCGATATAACCCAGAAGGGAATGACACACCTATACTTATGTTTTTGCCAGATGGTGTGGTAGGTGACCATCTTGGTGAGCTTGATGGATGCACTGATTTCTGGCCTAAAAAAGAATTTTCAACAACAGAAAAAAAAATCAAAACCAATGTATAGCATCTATGCCTACCCACCACCCAAAAAAAAGGAGGTGATGTTGAAAAAGAAATTCAAATCAGAAAGCAGAGAAGAAGCCTTTTTGATTTCAAAAAGCTTGCAGATGGAAGGCTACATTAATGTTCAGATTTGCGAGATTGAGAAAAAAGGCAAAGCCAAAATTTTTCAAACAATGGATGTAACAAAACAGGCACTAGTGCTCAAGATAGGTGACAGATTTTACAGCAGGCACACAGGAGACAGAATTACAACTGCATGGACATTGGCTGGAGCATTTCTTTTTTTAGAAGGTGCGGCAGTTAAAATAGAAAATGTAGAAGAACTTTTGAAAAAGAAAGGCTATAATCCAATTCGTAAAATAGTTGAGGTATTGGATTAACTCATAAACATGCGAAACTTTTAACATAAGCCCTGGAGAAATCCGGGGCTTTTTTTAAGTCCTTTTCTGAGATAGAGTTTGACCTCAGATTTGAAAAAACAAATCAAAAAACTCTATGAAAAACTTTGTGATGCTTGGAATGGTGGTTTTACTATCATTCAATGGGTTTGGGCAAAAATTTGCAAACACCCAGTCAGAAAAAAACACGATTGCAGAAGCAATGCCGGATTTTTCACTATCTAAAAAACAGGATCTGAAAAATGGCATTTGCCTGGATATCCGGCCAAGCTTGATATCTCAGATTTATGCCACAGAGCCACAGACAATTTCTATTTCTATTCCTGGGTGGCCTGCCATCAAATTGCAAAAGGCAGAAATCTTCTCACCAGACTTTGCGGTGACCACCTCTGATGGTGCCACATTGAGAGGAAAGCAATACAAGGGAGTGCACTATTTTTCAGAATCCGGGATTGATGGCATTTCTTTTTTTGCTGACAGATTGATGGGAGTTATCACAAAAAACAATATTGCCTACAACCTGGGCAAAGAAGAGAAAGGCACCAGGTATGTTTTAATTTCTGAAAAGGATGGCCCGGCAATTGATTTCAATTGCCAGACACAGGATGAAAATGATTTTCCAACAAGCTCCAGACCTGCACCTGCCATCACTGCTTCCTGTAAAATTACCAGAATAGCCTTGGAGGCTGATTTTGATTTGTATGTAAAATCAAACTCCTCTGTGAGTACCCTGGCAAACTTTACATCCGGAATTTTCAATGTAGTAAAACAAATCTATAGAAAGGAAGGTGTGGCCATCCAGTATGCAAGCCTGTTTATCTGGACCACTGTGGACCCTTATGCGACATTAACTCAGCCTTTCCAGATTTTACCATTGTTTTCAGCAAATAGGCCCAAGCTACCAAGCTTTGACCTCATCCACTTATTGGAAAACAGGACGAATTCATTTGGCGGCATTGCCTTTGTGGGTGGGCTTTGCAATGGTTCGCCACATGGTGTTTCCAGTATTTTTTATAGTTTTAATCAATTACCACTTTACAGCTGGACAGTCTCTGTGGTATGTCATGAGCTTGGCCACAATTTCAACAGCAAGCACACACATTGGTGTGGATGGAATAAAGGCAACAATATCTATGGAAGACTTGATTCATGCTATGCAGGTGAAGGCTTTACACCACCTGCCGGAGCCACTGTAGTTGGTTGCAACAGCACAAAAGCCTATAACTTTTCTGGAACCATTATGAGTTACTGCTACAACTATGGAGCGGTGAACCTCAACAAAGGTTTTGGCAAGCTCCCTGGTGATGTGATTCGGTTGTATGTAGCGCAAGGTGGATGCCTGCCAACAGTTACGAGCCCGATATGCGACAGCCTTAACACAACCATAGTGCAGCCACCACCACCTCCTCCAGCTCAATGTGTGACTGGATTGCAACATTTCACCAATGCATCCGGGCAAAGTTGTTTTCGATTTAACATACAGCCTGGATGCAGATACACGCTCAACTATTGCAGATATGATGGCTACACCCAGGCAAACCAACCACCCTCCGGAGCCACCCCCTCTGCCTGTGGAATTCGAAATGGATTGAGCAACTATCTGCCAACAGCCATTCAGCTTGCAGCTGGCAAAATAGAACTGGTGGCAAATGGCCAGCCATCATTCAGGCAAAGGTGGTATTCCCTCAGATGCCAGGGCAGTGATGGCATCACACAGCTACATTTCTTTTGGTGGCCTTAGTTTAAGAGCTGAGAATCCTGTATTGCAGCCTACACCCTTGCTATTTAAAAAATATGGGATTCTCAGCTTCTTTTATCCAGACCCTCCCCTACCCACCTATCCGGATGTATATCCTGAATTTTCCTTTTATAAAATAAAAAAAGTTATGTCAAAAAAGCGAAAGGGATACTGCCTTCAGGTTTTGGAGGCTAGTCTGGATATAGAGGTGACTGTAAACCTCCAAAACCTTCAGAATTATTTCGATTTTAGCAAGGTGGCATATTTTCGACCTACACGACCTACAGACCTACAGACTATATATATATTTCTTCTTTTTAATTATAAAATATTTATATATAAGGGGTTAGGTTTTTGGTTTTGCGGTTTTGGCTGTAGGTTTTCTGTAGGTTTTTTGTAGGTCGTGTAGGACGGATTGAGTTTTGTAGGAAAATGCCGACCTACAGATTTGGGTGAATTCAAAAATCGACCTACAAAATTTAAACTGAAAGCCAGAGAGTTAAGGCACTTTGTAGGACTGTAGGACATGTAGGTCGCAAAAACACCCCACATTGAAAAACATATTTTTTTACCTCCCAGAAAAACAAAAAAACTCTAACCCTAAAAAAAAGCCAGATACCAGGTAGATATGATATCAATAAAAATTTGATTATTTCAAGAAAGTTAGAATACTTTTGTCACATTAAATTTAAGACCTAATTTGTTGTTTAATAATATTTTATAGAATACTTTTGTCTTATTCAAAAATGGTACTTTTCAAATATGATTAAACAGCATATTCTTCCTGTAAAGCCTTATGTATTTCAGGTTTTGCAGCATCAACTTGAAAATGGGGTTTTGAAAATCAACCGGAGAGTAGTCCGGACCATAACCAACCCGGTGAGGGTAAAGGAATACTTTGACAGGAATAAAAACTCAAAGTATTGCATAAAGGTAGAACTGCAAACCAGTTCCTTATACACTTTGCACGGCCTGCAGATGGAACTGGCAAGCCAATTCCGGGATAAACTTTACACCCATATAGCCATTTCAGTAAAGAGTGGATCTTCCGCAATGGGTGCTCTCAGGAGTTTTTTTGAGTTTTACAACATTACGGAAGACCAATATGATTTAAGCAGTGCATATCGCACCTGGCTAAGGGAGAAGGAAAAATATCTGAACCCAAAAGAATACATGGAAAAAAAGATATGCCAGAAAGCAGAAAAGCAAGAGCAAAAACCAAAGAACAATTCTCAATTGACCATTTTCGGTCCTTAACAATATATGGCTGCACCTTCACTTTTGTATTGTGAGGGAAATACGGAACATCGTTTTGCACTGCACGGCCAGTCCACAATCTCAGACCATTGCTGAACTCCTGAATTATTGGAGAACGGTAATGAAATGGAGAGTACCTGGATATCATAAAATAATACAGGCAAATGGTTCCGTAGTTTCCCTCATGGACTTTTCCCGACCCACCAATGGAGTGTCTGGGCACAATGCCAACTCTATCCACATCAGCTACTTTGGAGGGGTGGATATATCTGGAAAACCTGTGGATAACCGGACACCAGCACAAAGGGCATCAATGCTTGCCCTGGTGAAAGAACTTAGAGCCATGTTTCCAGATGCCAGAATACTTGGCCACAGGGATTTTCCGGGTGTGAAAAAAGCATGTCCTTCTTTTGATGTTTCTAAATGGTTGAAAGAAAATGGAGTTAATTGATTTTTTAGCTGAAAGCACAGATGTTGGAAACTTCTGTGATAGGGTATATGGTGGCATCACAGAGGTTTATCTGGTTCCAGCTGGTGGAGGCTTTTCCCTTTTTTTAAAACCTTCTGAGATATTGGAACTGCCCACACTTGATGTTTCTCCATTCAGGATAGTTCTTGAGCCGGAAAGCTGTGAGCTACGCTGCAGAAACATATTTGATAAAAATGGCAGTAAGTTTGAAAACACCATAATTTTTAGGAATATCCGAAAAGTTTATGAGTGGCTGCATGAAAACAGGTACAAAAGCTTTTGGGTGATTTTGAAGCAGGGAGAAACCCGGTGCCTGGTTACTGGTGATGATGATATGCCTTACAGGTATGCGGCTGACTATGCAGTAGAAAAAGAGATGCAGAATGAAGCGGCTTTTACTGTGAGTTTAAAAAGCACCCAGTTAAGGCCATTTCATGTGATTAGATTCAGATTTGTAGTATTAGATCCAAACGACTGGCAAGAGCAAACACCTTACATAGGTGAATGGACACTTGAAAAAGGCGCAGCAACACAGCCAAATGACTTTGTAAAGTTTGAGGGCAATATCTACTCAAAAGAATCAAACAGAACCTCTTTTGAAAATCCTGCAGGAAATGATGACTATGCATTTTTAGGCCCATTCAGTGGGAGCTGGGAGAAAGATGGAGTTTATAGTGGTGGAATCACATATGTTGAATTTAATGGAAAGCTCTATTATCATTTAACTTTGACCAATGGATATACCTATGTATATCTATAATTAGTCCTAAAAGAAAAATCATTTCTTCAAAATCTTTGTAGCATGGTAAAACCTAATTCCGAGAAAAAGAAAGACAGCCGGGCCAACTCAAAAGGCCAGGTGCATTCTGCTTTGATCAGAGCCATTGACACAAGCACAGTAGTAGATGAAAAAGAAGGCATCCTATACAATGTACTTCTTTGCCAATCCATGCAGCCAAAAGGTGCAGCTGGCTTTGTGGATAACATCTGGGATGAGGCTTCTCAGGATTTTACCAGACTTCCGGTTGTCACTCCTCAGTCTTTTGTAGAAAAACTGGTGGATCTTTCTGCCAATTTCAGAGAGAAAGGCCAGAAGGCAAGATTTGGCCACCCTGCCATGTGTGAGCAAGAGGCTGGAAACCATTGCGGCTGGATTAAAAACATAAGGCTGGAAGGTGATGGTGTGGTAGGTGACATCCACCTTGCAGACTTTGCAGACCTCAGCCCAAAAGGAAATCTCAAATCTTATGTCCTGGCAGCGGCTAAAGAAGATCCGGAAGCATTGATGATGTCCATAGTGTTTTCTCCAGGAGAATACTACTTTCAGGAAAATGGTTTTCAGGTAGAATATGACTGGAGCATAGAGCATGACAACAGGATCATGGCTTTGCCAGAGGCTGAAAGGGTTCTTTTTGAAACTGTCAAAGCATGGCACTACACCGATTTTGTAGGCGAGGGTGCAAATACTAATAATCTTTTTCGGTCTGTAAATGGTGAGCCTATGAGCGCTGCACTGGTTACCGACTTTCTGGATTCTAATCCGGAAATATTTGAGATCTTAACAAAGAGCCCTGAGATAATGAAAGGCTTTTTGCAAAAATATGAGGCCTACAAGGCCAGAACTCTTTCCAAACAGCAAGTAAAAATGAGTAAACCAATGACTTGGAAACAGCGCACAGCTGCTTTCCTTAGTGGTATGGCTGAGCGCCTGGTACAAGGCGAAGTCACCATTCGAAACATTGATGCCACCACCTCTGAGGGTGCCAACATCACTATCATGACAACTGAGACAATGCCTCAAGTTGGTGATATTGTTCAACTGACTGACACAGGTGAGATTCCACCAGCTCAAGTTCACACCATTGCAGGTGGTGATCTGGATGGTTACCAAGTCACAACTGATGAGGCTGGAACTATCACAGAAATAGTTGAGCCAGTTGCCACAGCTCCGGAAGAAACAGAAGCACCAGTGGCAGAAGATGCCATCCGCAAAATGATAGCTGAAGAAGTTGCCAGGGCCATCGCTCCGGTTGCTACAGAGTTAAAGTCTGTAAAGTCTGACCTGGAAAGCTTCAAAGCCAAGCCATTGGTAAAAAAAGCATCTGAGGCCAGAGTGCAGGTTGCAAATGCTACAACCAGAGAAGCAGAGATGCCAGCCTGGGAAAAGGAAATGATTGCAAAATCTGAAAAGTTTGCACGAAATATCTAGCACAATTTTAATTTTTCTACCACTTAAAAACGTATATATAAAATGCCAACTATCAAAACTTCTGATTTAGCAGGCAAGCTGAAAGACCAATTCCTTCAGCAGTCAGAAATATTCAAAACTGAGGTTCTTGTTGATGACATGAACTTTTTGGAGTACATGGCTCCTCCAATCCTGACAAAGGATGAAGTGCCATTGACAAGGGTAATTACTGGAGACATTGTTCAGCCAGGAGCAAAGGCGGCTTTTAATGCTTCTTCTGATGCCCATACCTTTAAGGCAAGGACTTCAAAGGTAAGACCTGGAAAAGTTGATTTGACTTACACCCCGGTGGACATCAATTTGCTTGCAAATTCTTACTATGGCTATCTTGCCCAAATCAAGAAAACATACCACGACTACTCAATTGCTGAGTTTTTCATGGATGCCATCAAAAGGAAGATCAAAGACAACATCAGACTGAAAGCTTTGTATGATGGTGTTTACAACGCATCCGGAACTGCTCCTGTAGATATCTTTGATGGTATTCTTGCACAGATGGCAGTATCTGGTGTAGTACCTGCAGGCAACATCTACACAGGTGCAGCGCTTACTGCTTCCAATGCAGTTGATATCTTTGAGGCTACTTATGACAAGGTGCCAGCTAAGTACCAGAGCATGAATCTTGCAGTCATTGCTTCTCCTTCTGCATTGAGAAAGTATTTCCTTGACTACAGAAGCTCTTATGGCTCTGTGATCTACAATCAGGATTTCTTGAAAAATGGTATAGATGGAACTTCAACTCAGTTCTTTGCTGAGCCAGGTCTGGATGCAAATCCAAACAAGATCATCATCACAACCATGGATAATTTAACCTGGCATGTTAATCCTGAAAATGACATGGAAGCAGTAACCATCGAAACAGAGAAAAGAAATGTCCATGTAATGGTTGATTTTGATGTGACTCCAAACTTCTTCACTGGAGATGAAATCTGGACAAATGCGGTAACTCCTTAATCTCTTAACCTCCTAAAGTTTAAAGAGTATGTGTTATACCCCTCAGGATATTAATGAGAGTTGCTTAAATGCACCCGGTGGCGCTGTCAGATTCTTTCACATTCCACAATCTGAGGTTGTTTCATTTGGCGCAGTAACTGCCAACATGATTCCAACCATCACATTTGCAACTGGCAAAAAAATGTTTGAAATCCAGTTCATGGATGAAACAGGTGGATTTGATGAGAATGATGTCGGAACCAACAACCAACCTGCTTTTGAGTTTATCGGCAAAATGAGCTTGAAAGGCAATTCTGCAGATGATAGAGCTTATGTAAATACGCTCAGGTCAGGCAGACACGTTGTTGCTATGGTATTGAACAACGGCCAAATCTTTTTGGCTGGCACACCTTTCAAGCCATGCTATCTTCGAAAAGCCAACAGAAAAGGCGGCTTAAAAATCGAAGATCCAAACATCCAGGAGTTGGAGTGGTACTTCAAATCTATGGAAGGCATAGTTGAATATTCTGGCACCCTTGCCAGTTTAGAAACAGTAGGCGCTTAATAGTTGCCAACAAACAAGTCCTAAAGCCACTCATTTTGAGTGGCTTTTTTTGTATCAATAAATTTTAATCTAAAAAAACATTGCCATGGCAACCATAAAAGAAAAAGCCATCGCCTGGCTGGAAGGCGAAACCAAAGACTACCAGGAAGGCTTAAATCTGGTAAGAGAAATTACTTTAAACAAAGGCTTACTTTCCTCTTTGGATGCAAAACGAAACGACAGGCACCTGGACAAGATCAACTATCTTTTGTCTCAGTATTGCAGCGCAGAATATAAGGTCTTAGCAGTTGTTGCTGATATAACACCACAGCCGGAAAAAGCAATAAAAGTTTTGCCTTTGAACCCGGATGATGCAAGGCAGCTTGAAGCTGATGATTTTGTGAAAAAATTACCAGTTGGTGTTCAGGAGTTGGTAGCCAATAAAAAAAGGCTTTTCAATGAAAGAAACATCCGATCTCAAAAAATTACAGACCTCACCGATAATGTAGAAGCAGACCAACAAATACCTTTTGAGGTGGAAGAATTGGTGAAAGAAGTATTGAATATTGATGAAGACATCAAAGCGATAGACAGCCAGCTGGCTTTCTTTTTTGCAACCGGAGCCATGGCTCAATTAAGGAAAGCAGATCCGCAGGTATCTGACCTGGAGCCGGAAACAATGGAAAGCATTGAGAAGAAAATCAACAACAAAAAAAGCCAGGTAAGCAAAGCAAAAAAAGCATATGAGTTGAAGCCAGATGATGTGGCCAAAGCCGAAAAGTTTGCAAAAATGGAACTGGAATTGAAAGACTTAATATTTCAAAAAGAAACTATGAAGCAGAATGCAGTAGCAGCTTCAACAGTAAAAAGCGATTAAACGGTGATTGATAGCTGAAAAGGTTACTGTCTTTGATGGTAACCTTTTTTTTATGTCCTAAAGTTGCCAGTTACCAGTTGCCATTTTTGCCAAATGGAAATCCAGCGGCAAAATAAGTTTGGCAGATATGTGGACATGATCATTGGCAAGTCCAGTGGTAGTCTCAAGCAAAAGCAAGTTCTTGCCATGTATCGCTTTGCCTTCACCATGAGCTGTGAAGGATATACACCTCTGGTGGTAGCGCAGGCAGTGGCAGACAACTTTGATGTGACCAGAAGCAGAGGCTTTAAGGTAGTCCAGGATGCAAAGGTGGTTTTTGGAGATGCCGCCAAGTTTTCCAAAAATGGTGCGAGGTATGCCAGAGCTGAATACCTAATGAGGCTTTCCAAAAAAGCAGAAGAAAGAGGAGACATCTCCACAGCCAGGCTATGCGCTATGGATGCGGCAAAACTTGAAGCCTTGGATCAGCCAGACTTTGAAGGCATGGTGGACCCGATGCAGTTCATGAATCCGGATGAGTTTGTAATTTCCTCAGACCCGAAAATATTAGATGCTGTCAATAAAACCATGGAGGTGGTTTTTGATATAGACCATGAAGTAGTTGAACCAATAACCGAAAATGGCAAGGCAGAAGAAAAAAATGGTTAGGGTAGTCTACATGAACCCTATTCAGAAAAAGTTTTTTTCTGCCAGGCAAAAGCGCAAAACCATGAATTGTGGCAGAGGACTTGGAAAGTCTTATATGATAGGCCACCACAACTATTTGAAGTACCGGAATATGCCAAAAGCAAAGTCCTTACTTCTTGCCAATACGTTTTATCAGTTGCTAACCAAAACAGCACCACAAATGGAGCAGGCTTTTGGTGATTGGGGCTTGAGAGAATATGACCCAAAAACAAAGGATGGCCACTGGGTATTTGGCAAGCGGCCACCCACACACTTTGAAAAGCCACACTCAGCACCTAAAAACTTTGAGTATTGCTACACCTTTATAAATGGCTACACCATAGAGCTTGCCAGTGCAGAAACAAAAGATAAGATTAGAGGTGGAAGTTATGATGCCCTGGATGCTGATGAATCAGCCACATTAAAAGAAGCGGATTGGAATAAGATCATGACACCCTCAGTGAGAGGGATAAACAGAGGACCAAAAAACATAGATAGCTATCTGAGATATTCAATCTGTGATTTTACCTCAGCTCCCTGGCTGATGGAAGGAAACTGGATATACCACACAGAAGAACTTGCCAAAGAGCAGCCAGATAAATTCTTTTTTCTCAAAGCGGCTACGCATGAAAACGTAGAGATACTTGGCCAGGCATATCTCGACCATCTGAGAGCTACACTTTCACCACTTGAGTATTTTGTTGAGGTACTTAATGGAAGGCTCAAGCGCCAGGCAGATGGTGGTTTTTATCCGGGATTTAATGATGATAAGCACATCCGGAATAACAGCTTCGAATACGACTGGACAGGTGAAGGTAAAATGACTTTTAAACGTGACAATTTCATTGACCCATCCAAAGAGCTGATCTTCTCTTTGGATTTCAATGTCAAGTTTACCTCTGGCCTTGTGGTCCAGGAACAGTTCTTTCCACAGTACAGAGAACTCCGTTTTTGTGATGCCCTATTTGAAAAGCCAGATCCAACCAAAGACCTGGGCAAAGAATCGGAATTGCTTATTGATAGAATTGTGGATAACTTCTGCAAGAAGTATGCATTCCACCCGGTTAAGTATATTGAGATAGATGGAGACAACTCAGCGAAAAATCTGAGGGTAGGAGCTGCACCCATGTTTGAGCAGGTGGCCGCAAGGTTCAGGCAGAATGGATGGCAGCCAGTTATCAAAGCCATAGGCAAACTGCCACTGCACCAAAGCAGATACCTGCTCATCAACAACATTCTCAGGCAGTCAGAAGCCAGATATCCAAGAATAGCGATACATGGCACCAACTGCAAAAATTTGATTATGTCTATCCAAAACGCTGGGGTAAAAGGTGATTTCCAAAAGGACAAATCCAGTGAGCTCAAAGACATAGACCAAACCATTGCCACCCACTTCAGTGATTGCTTTGACTATGTAATCTTTAGAAAGTATGGCGACCTACTTATGAATGGCAGCTCCACCATCTGGGCATCCACTATGCCTTCTTCAATTGGAAGGTAAATGCTTTTTAATCATACAAATCAAAGTTGCCAATAACTTTTTTTCTTGAAATTCATATTTACCGGATTTTTCTGGTTTTTCTTTTGCCAGTTGTCAAAGGGCGCCTGTGCCATTCTTCTTGACAGAAAGTAGAATTTAAACTGTGTTATAAAGCGATAATTCTAAAACAATCAAGCTGCACCAAAAAGGAAAAGTATAATAAAACCCTAAAAATTAGTCCTATTTAAAAAAATAGTAAGCGCTCAGATTTGAGACATGAAAACGGAAAATTCATTTGATGGGATTAGAATCAGGCAAGTGCTTGATTTAATCTACTCCAGCTTTGATGATTTCAGTTTGACATTCATAAAAACCAATGGAAAAGACAAGGTTTTTAAAAAAAGGGTAAGGCTTGGAGTGCCACCGAGTTTGAAAAAGCTTGCAAAAATGCAGGGTTTGCCTTCTGAGGGCCAGAACTCCAGCAGCTGGAACCACCAAATCAACAAAAGCCACAACCTGTTACTTTTTGACATAGATAAAAATCGGCCTTTTGAGGTCAAAATTTGCCTTCTCACTTCTTTCAATGGTATAAAAATCAATTGGCATGTCCCGAAAAAAACAACAAACTGATACATGGATTGGCTATTTGCCAAAGTCCAGGTCTGTGATTGAAATCACAAGCTCCAAAAATGCAGCAACCACCAAAGGAAAAGGAACTGTGGAAGGCATTGCCTATCAGAAGCTTGGTGATGATGACAAGCTTGCAGATGAAATTCTGGAAATGGTTTGGCAAAATGATTTTATGCCTCAGTTGCTTTTGACTGAAGCATCATTTTTGTATGGTGGCGGCTTGCAGCTATTCAGAAAAAGACTTGTGCCTGGCACAGAAACAACCAGGGCCAAAATAATAATTGAGCCAGCTCAGGATGCGGCAATGGAGGCATGGGCAAAAAGAGTTTTTTTAAATGAATACTTTCTAAAAGCCTGCTATCAGTTTGTTTACAACGCTAATGTTTACACTGGTTTCAACCTCACACCAGAAAGTAGGATTGCAAACTTTACTTGCTACGACTTTCCAAACATCAGAGCTGAGAGGTCTGATGACCATGGCCAGATTCCAAGCTATCTGATTTTTGGTGAAAAGAAAAAGGATGGAAAGGTTTATAAATTCGAGCAGGTACCAAGGTACAGGTCCGGGATTGAAAAAAGTGAGCCACAGTTTATTTTTCATTCCAAGCTTCCGACACCGGGCCAGGCTTATTATGGACTGCCAGCTTTTTATGGTGCAATGAAAACCATAAAGCTTCTCAATCAGATTCCAGACTTTCACCTTTCCGGATTAGAAAACGGATACAACATAAAGTACCATGTAAAGGTGCCCGATGTTTGGCTGGACCAATTCGGTAGCCAGGAGGATAAGGACAAAGCCTGGGAAAAATTAAGAGAGGATATGGATGAGCAATTGTCAAGCAAAGACAATGTGAACAAAACCATCATTTCTAAATTTGTAATTGACAGATCCACCGGAAAGCCATTGCCTGGCTTTGATATTATTCCGATGGATAACAACCAAACGGATCAAGCCTACCTGGCACTGGGCAAAGACATGCGGATAAATGCTGGCTCAGCCGTTGGCATCCATCCTGGCCTTGCCAATGTGGACACTGGTGGAAAACTTGGTGGCACTGCCAGTGAAATGAGGGTGGCAGCTGACCTGCACCTGAAACTCAGAACTCCCATTCCAAGAATGAAGATTTTGCAAGCTTTGGAGATAGCCTATCAGATAGAAGGTTTTCCAAGCGACCTCTTTTTTGCTCCGATTGATGTGGAACTGATAACCACGGATCAGAATCCAAATGGAAAACAAACTGTAACCTCCTCAGCCAATGCCCCTGTTTAAAACAATACCAGAAATGAAGGCAGTATTCAGCAGGCTGAATGCAAGTGCCTCAATTGAAAGCTACATTTCTTTTAGAGATGATGCAGAAGAAAAGTACATCAAGCCATTGATAGGTGAGCTGCAGTTTGAAGACCTGCAAATCCACTATGATTCCAATGCAGAGGACTTGGATATGGACAACCTACTCTACCAGGTGAGAAGATGTTTGGTCTATTACACTTTACTGGAGGCAGCTCCCACTCAATTGCTGGACTTTGGTGATGGTGGAATTATGGAAGGACAAACAGAAGGCCAAAGCAGCGCAAGGCAGTGGACTATAAAAGGAGCAGTTGAATATTTCAGCACTAATGCCGACACCTTTGCAGAATCAGTTCTACAGTTTCTGGAAAAAAACAAAGCCAATTATTTAACATGGGATAATTCAGAAAGCAGAAAATTGGCCAGAGCATTGTTCATACCAAATGGAAGAGCATGGAAAGACGCAGGCGCTGACTTAGATCAGCCAAATAGGTTTTTTCTTCGCTGCTATCAATCTGTCAAAAGAGCTCAGGAAATAAATGTTCTGGATATTATAGGCCAAGACCTGATGGATGAGTTGGTGGATGAAATGGTGGAAGCGACCGTTACAGTTGAAAATCAAAAACTGATTGACAAGATCCGGCCAATGGTAGCCTACTATGCTTTAGCTGATGCGATCCCGACAGTTGCATTTGTTATATCCAGTTCAGGTGTTCGGGTTCTTAATGAATCAATGTCAGATGGTGCATTTGCAAAACAGCCTGTAAGCGATGAACTGGTGGCCGCACAAACGCAAAGAAACATAAACCTTGGAAGAAGGTATGAAGCCATCCTTTGCAAGTTTTTAAATGACAACGCAGCGGACTATCCACTTTGGCCAGTGCCCACAACCAGCACCGGAGCTGGTGCAGTGAAAAGCTTAATAGACAACGGAAACAAAAAATCCTTTCAATTGTAAAGCCATGATTTTAAAAAAAATACTTGTATCCTTTTATAAATTGTACATACAGTTTTGGCATGATTTGGGCTTTGATGGGTTTTTTGATTTTCTGGCCATCACTTTTTACAACCATTCTGCAAAAAGTTTTTTCATTCAAATAACAGTAGCCAGCGCCACTGCTTTATCCTTCTCCTCTTTTGTAGAAAAGTGGATCTACAACCCGGCATCTGCAGTGTGGCTTATCGTGTTCATGGTTGTTACTGATACTTTGCTGGGTGCCTTTGTAGCCATCAAACAAAACGAGGCTTTCAACCTTGCCAAGTTTACCCGGATGGCTCCAATATTGATATCTCACCTGGTAGTGATGTCAGTGAGCTGGCACATGAGCCAGATTGACAACACCATTTTCTCATGGCTACCTCAGGCAGTCTTTGCTTTTTTCTCTGGAAGAAACCTGATGGGGATAGTCCGGAATATGGTCATCCTAAAATGGCTGAATGGAAACTTTGTGCAGTTCTTAATTGACAGAGTAAAGCCAGACCTGATGGATGCCATGAAACCAGAGAAAGTAAAATCTGAAAAAACTAACTGATGAAGTACCTATTGTTTTTCCTTATCCTTTCATTGACATCCTGTGTGACTTACAACCGATGCTATAAAAAGTATGGCAAGCAAATCGGAGACAGCACCACCAAGATGGTAGTGGGCAAAGCAGACATCAAGTTGAAAGCAGATTCAACTGCCGGGCTGGTATCACCTGCAGAACTGGATAAACTAGAGGATGGAGAAACGATGGAAATATTTGACACCGATGTGCAGGTAGATGCGGAGCCGGATGCATCTTTAGTGACCACACCCAGAAAGCCAAAGCTATACATCACCAGAAAAGGAAATGACTTTCAGGTGAAAGCAGTCACACCACCAGACACGATCAAAGTTCAGGTGAAGGTGCCATGTGTTTGCCCTCCACAGATTCAGTTTGAAGAACCCTCCTCAGGCTGGGTTTATTTCTTTTCCGGTCTGTTCGTTGGCATTGTTTCACTTTTCATTCTTGCCTTCATTTTTAAATGACAAAAATCGAACTCTTTGGCAAAGCCTATGATTTCCCATCCACATGGGAGGAGCTGACCGATGCCCAGGTGGAAAGGATCTGTGGCTTTCTTTTGCAGCCCTGGAGCCCTGCACTTCAATATCTTTTAATCCGTTTGCTTTTGCCCATCAAACCATCTGCCTGGACAAAACTCACTGATGATGAATTACTGGCCTTGCTTCCAATCACTGATTTTTTACAAAAACCTGTTTTGCCAAAAGAATTCAAACTTTTCAGCATTGGCCTGAGAGGCTTCTGGCTTCCATCACAATTAAAAATCAGAGCTGTGGATTGGATTGCCACTGAGCCACATCTAAAAAGGTTTGCAAAATATGGAGACATCAAATCTCTGGACTTATTGGTGGCTTCTTTATGCAGGCCACTCAAGTTGTGGATAGTGCTTTTCCCTTGGTTCAAAACCTTTGCCATCAACTGGGATGGAGACCCCAGAGAAAAATACCACAGCGACATTGCCACCATCCGGGCTGGCAAGCTTGCAAAAGTGCCAATGCACAAAAAGCTTTTGGTGGTGTGGTGGTTGGTGCAGCTTCGCTGGGATATCTTCAAAAATTACAAATCAGTTTTTGAGGGAAGCGGCACAGGTGAAAAAGGAGACTGGATTGAAACCATAATGCACCTGGCAGAAAAAAACTTGTTTGGAGACCTGCAAAGCACCATGCAAACCAACCTGCATTTGATTTTGAAATACCTACACAAAGAGAAAAAGGAAAACAGAAAATGAGTGTATTTATAGAAACAAAAAACTACTTCAAACAGCTGTCTATGCAGCACCTGAAACTGGCTGGAAACTTTGTGCATGGTGGCACGAAAGAACTCAGGGAGGCTGTGGTTTCTGCAACCAGCTACCCACTTCTTTTAATGGACACTCCTTTCATTGACATCAAAGACAGCGGCAGTGCAGTTTTTGGAAAGGCCAAATCTGATTTTACAGTCGTGATGGCTGCACCCAATGTGCACAAATCCAAAGCTGAAATAGACGACCTCTGGGTAGAAGCAGAAGAAATCTGCATGGATATAATTTCCAGACTCAAGCGAGATGCAAAAAATAAACTTCATTATGTAGATGTATCTGAGCTGGACATGACACCCATAGACCCTTTATTGATAGATGGCTGCATAGGATGGCGCATAGAGTTTACCCTGGGCAGGCAAATAGATATTTGTTACAAACCTGAAAACTGGGATTAAGACATGCCAAAATTTAGCCGGAACCCGATAGTAGCCACAGCCACTACTACCTCTCCATATCAAACATTGGAGCTTGAGGTATTTATTGAAACCCTTGCCACATATGATACCTATTACAGCTTGGGCACTTTTACTTATTTAAGTGATTCTCAATCTGCATTTTTAGAGCAAATACAAGACTTGCTTCATTGCGCTTTAATGAATGACATTGCAGAGACAATGCCAGAAAACAATACCATTGGAGTGGTGAAAGGTCTTTGCCGAAAGTTTAAGTACAGAACCCGATATATGACAACCGGAACCTGGGGAAGCTGGACAGACAGTGCAGTAGACCATGTTGTATTGGGAGGCAAGGCTTATGAAAACTTTAACAATACCACCCTATTTGATCGGCCTGTTTTTTTGAACTATCAGGATCTTCTTCTTACTCCCTATCTGGCAACTGGTTTTGTCTATGTGCTTGCTCATGAAGCACAGAACCTACTTTACAGTTTTAATTTTGAAAGCCTTAGCGGAGCGCCATCCAGTGATGGTGGTGGAATTTTCGGAATTACAAGACCCTTTGAGGTTGTAAAAATTCCTATAGTATATCCATCTCCGGACCTTTCCTCCATGTACTACCTTTCAGTGGAGATCAACAATGTGGTAGAGTTCATGTATCTGCTTGCTGATTTTGAATATCGGCCTGTCAAAACAGATTTTATGTATCTCTCATCCGCAGGTGGATGGGCTTTTCTGCCTTGCTATGGGCAGCGGATAAAAGGCTTGGAGGTAAGCCAGAAAATAGCGGAAAACATTAGCCAGGGAGACTACTACAGCCAGCCAGATATTGGAAACTATCAGGTGTGGAAATCCAGCGGAAAAAGAAAGGAAAAAGTTTCACTGGGTTACATTCCACAAAAATATATTGCCCTTATCTCTCAGGACTTTTTATTGTCCAGGAAAAGATTTGTCTGGAACAATACCATAGGCAAATGGCTACCAGTGGCTGTGGAAACTAAAAGTGTGATTTTTGAAAGCACCACTGACCTGGACCTTGGCTCCTTTTCTTTTGAATTCAGATATTTATTTGACAACGACATCCCTAGCTTATGATTGCCCTTATATCTCCGACTGGCCAGAGCCTGGATTTATTTCCCGACACCGTTGTGGGAATGGAACTCAAGAACCCGATTTTTGACAGTGAGTTTTTAAATGGTGGCTTTTCATATGCTTTCACGATTCCACAGACAGAAGCAAACATTCTGTTTTTTGATTTCAAAAACAAAGTAGCAGCCAACCAGGATTTTGAAAGATTTTATTATGGCTTTACTTTAAAAAGTGGCATTACACAAATAGCTGTCACAGTCAGGCTTCGAAGTATGGTGGATGATAAGATCAACATCAATCTTTTTACAGATTCCGGCTCAGTGGCTTCATTGATGAAAAACACAAAGCTGAAGGATGTGCCGATGGATGAGATCCTTCTGCCTGTCACCTTTGGCATGTTCATCCATGCCTACATGGGATTGATTGCTGGTGGCCCAGAAGAAGGAGATTTGATTGGTACTTCACTAAAATATACCACCATCCCTGGCTTTCCAACTAATGAAATAAACTTTGCTGTAAAATTTAGAACCGATGGCCCGACCACCATTCAAGACCTTTGCAACAAAATAAACAACCCGGTCCATCCGGAAGAATTTATCTTATCAAAAGCATATCTAAAAGATGATGTAGTAGTGAGCTCTGATGGTGTGTACTGGATGGCAAATGTGGACACCCAAAATGCAGATTTGATTGATGAAGAAGATGGCGGTAACTGGATATTTATTGGTGACAGAGTGCTTTGGCATTTTTATTACGGCAATAACTACATAGCAAAAGAAAGATATTCTGACCCCTATGATGATGGCCGATTGCTTGCTACTCCAACAGAAGGACAGATTCCATTTACCAACTCATTTATAGTCCGGGATATCCGAGTGAGCACCCCAGACCTTATGATTCTCACCAACTCTTTTTCAAACTATGGAGAGTATTATGGCTTTGATGTTTACGCTTCAAACGTAAACCCGGTAAACTTTTATACTGACTACCATGCCATGCTCAACACAGACATGAAGGCCAGAAACAACATTGCGCCTACAAGTGATCAGGCATCTCATGTCTTTCCATGTATTCGGAATATAGACTTTACTACTGAATCAGAGTTTGCTGGCTACCTAAACTATTTTGATGGTGGTAATTTTTCTTTCAATTCCAATGCCGTTGGATCTAGATTCAAATTTGCCATCAGCCCACAGGTCTATGTCAGCTATGTGTTTAAAAAGATATGTGAGTTTATTGGCTTTGAATACAACAAAGAATTTTTCACCCAAAACTTAGACCATGCCTCAAAGCTTCTGTATTCAAATAGAACCTTGAGCCAGATATCTGCATTTTACACCAATGTGTATGTCTATCTGGATGCGTTTACAAATAACTACAGGCTTCAGGATGTAATGCCAGAGGGCACCATTTCTAATTTTATAAATGCCATCCGCAGTTACTTTTTTTGGGGTGTGTTTTTTGATATCCGGTCAAGCAAAATAAAACTGGTTACCTACAACGACATACTTGATTCTGTGCCTTTGGATTGGACTGGCCTTGTGAGCCCGGCAGATGAAATCAGCTTTGAAAACAAATCTGGCTTTGTTGCCTTTTACCGGGAAGATGGTTCAGACCTTTATAAAAAAGAATTCATAGAGCCAGATCTCATGGAGCCCAATAAATATAGGTTTGGCGAAAAAATATACTTCAAGCAATACCTGCCAAACTATGTTGAAAATGTTGACTTGGTCAGATATGTGGTAGATGAAGATAGCTTCTATCAGTATCAGCAAAACCCAGGCGGCTCAACAAGCTGGAATTTTATTTCAAAGAATGTGGTAGGTGTATTAAAAGGACAGGGAGAAACCAGACACCAAACCATGGCAGATACTTTGTTGATGGGTACCATAGCAAAAAAAGTAGGAGTTACCTGGCGAGTGCCTGTCACCAGAAGAGAGGCATACTCACTTTACAATTTCAGGTCTACCAGAGTGCCCATGAGATTTTTGAACTATCTTGGACTACAGCCAGACAGCTCAGACAATACATATCCAATGGCCAGCAGTGACAATATCAATTTTGATGGAGATGAAATTGCAGGCATAGGCCACACCAGATTTGAAAATGTTAATGGCCTTGTGGAAACAAAAGGCAAAAAATGGTTTGAGTTTTTAAACAACACCCAGGATGTAAAATTTACCATCCAGTTTGATGAAGTTACTTTTAACCAAATAGACTTTGCCA